TTGATGGAGTTGAGTTGGCTTGTTCTGCTATTCCTAATAATATTAAATATGCACAATTTGAACTTGCAAGAGCTTTAGCAAATGATACTGATGCGATCACTGGTACTACAGGTAAAGACGGAAACTTTAGTGAAGTTAAATTAGGAGATATACAGGTTAAATATAATACTGACAGTCAAGGTACTGGTTCTGTTAATAATATTTTAGATGTTTATCCGTGGTTACAAAGTTATTTAGGAGCTTATATGTTAGGTGGTGCTGGTAGTTTTCAGCTTAGAGTGGTTAGAGGATAATGGCAGGACAGTTAGATTCAGCATTTAAGCAGATTGCAAAACAGGTCGTAGCGGATCTTGGTAGTTCTTTTGATTCGACTATTACTTATACAAGAAAAGCTTCTGGAAGTTATAACACAAGCACTGGAGCATATACGACAAGCGATACTACATTTGCTGATATAAAAGTTCCTATAGAATTTATCAAATCAACTGAAGATGATAATAGAGAAATAAGACAAGCAAAAATTTATATTACACCTGATTTAATAGGAGACAATCAACCTAGTTTTGATGATGAAGTTACATTAACTTATGCTGGATCTGCAAGAGTTGCTCAGATTACTGATATAGATACCAAACAAGGTGGGCAGACTTATCTCTTCACATTATTTGTGAGGTTCTAATGCCAAGAGAACAGGAATTTAGTGCTGATAATGTGATGAACAATACGATGGCACAGTTAGATGCTGACTTCGCACAAACTATTAGAGACTTACATGATGGATTGAGTTCTGCTTCTGGTAGTCCTGTTTATACTGGTTTTTTAGCTTCTAGTTGGAAAGTTAGAAGAAATCCTATAGATCAGACAGATAAAAGAGAAGATTTTGAGCCTTGGGCATCAATTAAAAAATCACATGATTTACCTACTGGTGGAGAAGGTTGGAAACCAGCAGGTTCAAGACCATCTGATCCTGTTATTGAACCTCGTTTTCCTGTTGGTACAAGTTACAAATTTAGAAATGCCAATCTTTTTATAGGAAATACTGCTGAATACGCTGGTTATGCCTCTGAAAATCCTGTAATTTCTAATTTTGTACAGGGAGAAGCAGGTACAATCATCAAAGATAATATGAGAGAAAAAGGTAAGATATTTATAGGAGCTAAACCTTCTGGTGGTTTTGGTAGAAACAAACCTGGATCTGGTTTACGTTACATCGAACCTGATTAATTATGACTTTAGTTAATGCAAGAGCAGCTTTTGAAAAAGCAGTTACAGATGCAGTTGTGGCAGCAGATAATACTGTTTCTGTTATAAATGATAATGTTCCATTTACAACACCTGGAAAAAGTAAAAAATTTATTGTTATGTCCTTAAATTTTAATCAGGCTACTGTGCAGAATCAGGGTGCTTCCTCTGATTATTATGCTGGTGTAATTCAATGTAATATTTATGTTCCAAAGAATAATGGAACTTCTGTCGTATCTGCTATAAGTGAATCTGTTATTGATGGTTTAACTTCTGTTAACGCAAGTAACTACACTGATACTTTTAGTTGTACTCCAAGAGTTGCAGATATAAATGGCCCAAATGTATTACAAATAGAAGATAGAAGTCATTTTATAGGAATTATTTCTTGCCAATTTACAGCAAATGCCTAATATAAGTATAATATAAATATTATATAACAATCACATGGAAGCGATTGAACTTTTAAGAAACAAATTTGGTGTTAGCCAAAAATACAAGTATGAAGTAAAAGATGGAGAAGATACATTACTTGAAATTTATTGGAATCCATTAACGATTGCTGAAAGGGAATCAATCATGGCTAAGTCTAAAGGTGATGATGGTAATGAGTTTGCCTTGAACCTTATGATTGAAAAAGCTTTAGATAAAGATGGTAAAAGACTATTTCAAGATGGACATAAAGCTTCTTTAAGAAGAGAAGTTAATGCAGGTGTTTTACAGGACATTCAGATGGCGATGATGACATCAGGAGATGAATTAAAAGTGGAGGAAGCGAAAGCAGAATTAAAAAGCTAATCGTGATTGGTACTTAATGTTTTTCTTGGCAAAAGAACTTGGAATGACATTAAAACAATTAACTGAAAATCTTACAAGAGAAGAATTAGTATCTTGGGCTGCTTTTTTTGAGTTAAAAAATGAGGAAGAAGAAAAATATAAAGAACAAGTGCAAAAAAAACAAGCCATGAAACCCAGAAGGAGGTAAGATAGGGATAATTTATTGGGTCGAGTAAGTGGCAGCAGAATACGGAATTAATATTAATGTCAGGACAAAAGATGAACAATTAAAAAGATTACAAAAAGATTTAACTAAAACAGATGCTACTGTAAGAAAATTAGCAAATTCATTAGAAAGAATTGAAAAGAAAGGTCGTGCTGGAAGTGGCAGGCCAGGTGGACCTTTTTCTGCTGAAGCTATTAGTAAAAGAAAAGAATTAACTAAAGCAACAAAAGAAGCTCAAATTGCTTTTGAACAATATACAAGAGGAATACTTAATTTTGATGGTGCAAATAGAAAAGGTATTACATCTACAAGAGAACTAGCTACAAGAATGAAGGAGCTTGCAGCTTCTTCTGGTATTACAAGTCAAAAATTTGAATTATTTACTCAAGGAACAACAAAGCTAAATTTTTCTGCACAAATAAAATCTCTCCAGCGATTTAATGAAAGTGCAAAGATTACAGCATCTACTTTCGCTGCAATGGGTTCTAAAAATGTTCCTGGTGTTACTGGCTTTAGCAACGCAGATATATCAACACTTTTGAATTTTGCTCCTGCTAATACTATTAATGCTATTGAGAGATATTTAGATACTTTAACTGGTGTAAGAAAACAATTAGATATTACAGGAAATGAATATAAAGATGTTACAGCAAGAATAAAAGAGATGAATAAACAATTAGAAAATCAAAGAACTTTACTTAGAGACAATAATAAAGAAGATAAAACAGGAAATCGTTTAAGAAGAGGTAGAGCAAGAGATAGTATTGCTAGAAAAGAAGGAAAGTTTGGAGTAAGATTTGCTAGATTTCGTAGAAATGAAACAGCAGCAGATAAAGCTATTAGAGATCAAGCAACTTCAAGTGCAATTATTGGTGGTGCTTTTCCTCTGTTATTTGGACAAGGTTTAGGTGCATCTGTTGGTGGTGGTCTTGGTGGTTTTGCTGGTGGTATAAAAGGAGGTCAATTTGGTTTTGCTCTTTCATTACTTGGCACTCAGATCGGTGCATTTATTGATGGATTAGGTAAGAAGGCTATAGAACTTGGTGATGCTTTAAGAAAACCATCTGAAAATATTGATATTTTAGTTCAACGTGCTGGTATATCTGGTACTGCTCTTGAACGTCAGATAAGTAAATTAGAAGAGTTAGGATTACAAGCTACTGCTGCTGATATTGCTTTGGCTGAAATTGATGAATTTGCTGATATTGAACAACTAAAAAAATTATCTAAATCATTCCAAGAGTTAGGTAATACATTTGCAAAAGTAAATACTCAGTTATTGTCATTTGTTTCTCAAGGTTTAGGAGAATTATCAGCAGCCATAAATGAGATTTTACAAGGTATAAGTGGAGCTTTTACTTTAGCGGATATTGCTAATGAAGTACCAAAAGATAGACGAAAAGAATTTCAGAAAAGAATTGGGGAATTAATTCCAGAAAGTTTACCACAAGGAGGATTAGATTTCTTTGATCCTCTTCGTAAGGGTAATTTACAGAGAGCTTTAAATTTAGGTCCAGATGCTCTTACTCCTTCTATTCTAAATCAATTAAAAAGAGAATTTGTGCCATCTTCTGCACCTGCAAAAGTACAAATATCTCAAGACTTACTTGATAAGGCTAGATCAGTGAAAATAGATAATTTACAATCAGAAATTGACTTAGAAGCCAAAAGACTTACACAGAGAAGTGAAGAACAAGATGTTATAAGAAAAATTAATGAAGTAAAAAAAATAGAGTCACAAATAGCACTTAAACAGTTTGAATTTGAAAAAACAGAAGTGGGTATTAGAAAAGACAAATTAAAAGACGAATTAGAAGAATTAAGATTGCAAAGGGATTTAAATGAAGCTCAGTTGAGAAATGCAGAGATATTAGCTAATCCTGTTTTATCTGCGGTTAAAGAATTAGAAAAAGAAATGAAAAATTTAAATAATGAACAAATGCAAGCTGTAAAACTTAGTGAAGCAATGTCAACATCATTTGAAGATTCATTTAAAGGAATAATTAGAGGAACTATGACAGTACAGGATGCATTTAGAAATATGTTAAATAAGATTGCTGATTTCTTTATTGAGACTGCTGCACAGATGGCAGCAAATCAATTCCAACAAAGTTTACTTGGTATTTTTAGTAGTGGGTTTGGATTAGGATCTGGTGGTAGTGGCGGTGGTAAATTCTTAGACAGTAACGCAGTTCCTTTAGTAGATCCCTTAACAGGAATAGGAACAGCAGCAGATGGAGGCCGTATTCCAGGTGGTCGTCCTACTCTTGTAGGAGAACGTGGGCCAGAATTGTTTACACCTGGAGTATCAGGAATGATTACACCAAACCATGCTCTTGGTGGTTCTACAAGTATTGTCGTAAATGTAGATGCTTCTGGTTCTTCTGTTGAAGGTGATGAACAAGGTGGTAGAGAACTTGGTCGTCTTATATCTGTAGCGATACAATCTGAATTAATACAACAGAAAAGACCTGGAGGTTTACTTGCATAATGGCTACCTTTCCCTCGATTACTCCTAAATACGGACAACAAAAACGATCTGCACCAAATACCAGAGTTGTAAGATTTGCTGATGGTTTTGAACACAGAATATTATTTGGACTTGCACAACATCAAAATCCAAAAGTTTTTAATTTTACTTTTGAAGTCAGTGAGACAGATGCAGATACCATTGAAACTTTTCTCGATGCCCGTGCAAATGATAGTGATAGCTTTACTTTTACCCCACCAGGTGAAAGCTCTTCATCAGAGTTTGTATGTGATGCTTGGTCTAAATCCATTCCATATTTAAATAGGGCTACAATACAGGCCACATTCAGAGAAGTATTTGAACCATGAGTACTGCTCCTATAATT